CCACATATAACCACCTTTTACCACATCATAACAACTGATTGGTACATAATAAATAATATAGCTATCATGAGAGATCCAAGGGTAATGGTCTTGGTTAGGTCGTATGTATCTAATAGTCTAAATAATAACCTAAGACACTTATGTATAGTTATTACTATATGTCTCTTCTCTCTCTATAGGATGAGCATATATGTATCCGCAATATTAAAAAATAAGGCTAGTCACCTTTAGGCACGTGCAGTAGTGCTGACTCGTAGTATTAACAACAGGAATAAACCTGACTGCATCTTAATGAGCTTGGACTAGGCTCAGTATAATACACTATACAATTAGGATAAATCATTCATGTAATAACAAAGAAGAGAAAGACAGTATACTAGTTACTCTGAGAGCTGTCAGTATAGTGAGAAGGTGTATCTTCTCTCTATATAGAATAGTACTAGTAAATCAACTTACACGCAAAAAATATAATTATGGAAAAATACAGAGGAACATTAAAACACGTAGATCATCATGAGACACTAAATGTTATTGGTAAAGTAACAGAAGAAGGTGCATATGAATTTACACATCCAGATAATACTATTAGGTTTGAAGACTTAACATGGGTAAAAGATTATATTCATGTAGGTCCAGACAATAAACTTGTAACCGCAATGGTTAGATCATATGTATGTTTTGACAATGGCTTTCATGCATCTATTATTAATGGTACTAATGCATTTGCTGAACCAGGTCAATATGAATGTGCTGTTCTTAATAAAGATGGTGATATAGTAGATGATGAAGGAATATTGCATGAATGGACAGATCCATATTGTTACTTATCAGTTGAAGAACTAGAAAAGTTACTCGTAAAAATATCAAAACTTAAGAAGCAATGAAAAAATTAATGTTTTTGGTTCACAAGTATCATAAGGCTGTGCTTTCATTTATAGTGGGAGCATACCTTATTGGTATTATTATCGTAGTTATAATAGCAGTAATAAAATGAAAAAGAAATTTAAAAAACAAAAAGATGACAAGAAAATTAATAGAAAGTAT